GCTTCGGGAAATTTACTACAAATCTCCGCCGTTATTTTCCGTGCTTCTGTCTGTGGTCTTGCCATTCTTTGTTTTTTTAGTAAACTTTTCAATCACAGTACCACCAAACAAACCGCCTGTTAACAATGCAAGCGTGTCGTACATTGAAATTGGACAGTCATATTCAGAAAACGTAGCAATGTAACTCAAAAGAATTAGGTTAATTGTAACAAATATAGCGACAATGCGTTTGCTCGAAACCTTCGAACAATTACTTAATAAACTTTGAAACCATTCTTTCATATTAATTTTAGAATTAGTTGAACAATTAGACCACCTATTATACCCGCAGCTGTTGCGATGCCACCCAAACGAGCGACCTGCAACCTTTGATTTTGAATGTACTTGTCGTGCTTTTGAACCTTACTAACGAGACCTTCAATCTTCATTTCGTCGTCACCTATTAAGACGTGATAGATACGGTCTATCTTCTTATTCAACTCCTGCAATTCTTCGTGTATCAAAGCTATTTCGTTTTCAGTATTCATGTCACTTGAAGTATAATTGTATTTCGGCTTCACGACGGTTAACAAGACCTCGTAATACTTTACCACCACCTTTGTTCCAAAGTCTAAAAGAATCGGCAATGGAAGCGTCTAATGGGTTCGCGTTTAACTTTCTTAAAACAGAAGATTTCTTAAACCCGCCCGTTCCGATGTTGTACGCAAGTGAAACACACGCGCTAAATTGATTTTCGTTCAAAGGTTGTTTTATCATTGTACGAATTGAAGTTGCGAATTGTTCAACGATAAACTTTGCCAGTTCGTCCGCGCGTTGTTGTGTTATTACGTCGCCTTCTTTAACCTTCGTTCCGTCCTCATAAAAGGTATTTCCGAAACCAATTGTCCACACACCCGCAGGGCATAGATAAGCCTTCAATCGACAACCTTCAAAGCGCTTCAATAGCGCGTAACCTTCCGCGTTAACTTTCATTTACAAGTCGTTTAATTTGTTTCTCTTTTTTCAAAAGGTAACGTCGAAACTTTTCTTCGTAAACCTTCTGTTTAACCATGTCTTTCTTGCGCCCTGCTTTCGCCATGTATTTTTGTTTTAGTTATCTAATCCATCCAAGACCTTGACGACGGTAAGTGTACGAACGTCTGTCGCGTCCGTCGCTAATCTCAAAAGCGTTTGAAGGATACACATTTGTTTGTGACCATATCTGTTGTGTTTCGTTCGTCGTGTACTCTGGAAAGTCTGACTGATTAAAACATAAGAAGTCAACCATTCTTTGAGTGTAAAACATTGCTTTGCTACGCGATTGATCGCGGTAGTTTTGCAAGTCTGTTTGTGTGATAGGTGTAGTGTCTTCGCTTGTGCGAATTACTAAACTTCCGTTGTCTGTTTTAACGTACAAATGAGGAAGCATTTCGTACAAAGACCACCACATTATCATTCTACGCAAATAAGTGTCTAAAAGTTCCTCGTATGCACCTGCGATGTCGTCGTTTACAACGTCGTCTTTGATGCGGTTGTAAAGGTCAGTACCCAAATACAACTGCGCGTATTCGTCTTGCGCTAAATATATAGCAGGGTACATCAAAAGCGTGTCAACTGAGCCGTTAATCCAACTGTATTTCTTGATGTAATTTTCGTCTATTAAAAGAACTTCGGGTTGTAGTGCCATTGTAGTTTTTATTTATATTTTAGTGATGCTCTGTTCGGCATATCGTTAGGACGTACCGCTTCTTCGCCTTTTGGGAACAATTCGTTTGCTACTTTTCCTGTTACAACGGTGTCGTTTTTCAATCCGTCGTTAGGTAAGAACTTACCGTCTTTTCTTTTGCGGAAAAATATCTTTCTGAACCACGCGTGGCGACAGTAGACACCACCTTTATACGTCCAAATAGAATAAGTGTTGCTTCCAGAAGGTGCAAATTGCCCGTTGACATCGGGGTTTTTACCCATTTCGATAATATCTTCGTAACGAAACAACGCTCCGAGTTTAGAAAGTGCTACCATTTCTTGACAAAAATCGCGTGTTACCATTTCGCCTTCCTTCCAAGTGTAGTTTTTTGAGTAATAGTAACGAACTTTATACAAACCCGTGTCCTTTTCTTCGCTCTTTTCGTCGGGTTTTGCGTAACCACGCACGCTCATAAATTCAGAGCGGAACTTTTCTTCGTCGTCTGGAGCAGTTACCTCTTCGTCAGAAAGCAATTGCCATTCTTCTTCGTTGATGTATTCCGCTTTTTCGCGTAAATGTTGAAGCCACGCGTCGCCTTGTTCCTTGCTTATCTTAACATCCGCAGACTTCGCCTTCTTCGTTACAACTTTTTTTTTTTGAGCGGACAATTTAGCCACCGCGTCACCGCCTGTTTGAAACATAGACTTTGCTACGTCTACATCAAGACCTAAGAATTGAACTAAGAATACAATTGCTTGTTCTTGTGTCAATGTTCCAAGTCCAACCGCTGCAACAATCTCTAACGCACTTGCGATTTGTGCTCCGTTGTAAGTTACGTCTGAAACCTTTTCAGCTACCGGGTTAGGGTCAGTTGTTGAAGGTGTGTCTATTACTTCAATAGGTGACGCAGAATCGATTACAATTGCTTCATCGAACACGCTATTCATTTTTATTTCAACGTCGCCTAAAATCGGTGTGAACACGTCCTCAATAATTCGTTGGTAAGGCTTAACAACTTGGTTGTTGAATATCTCCATACCAACCAACATTTCGTCCTTGTTACTACCGAAGCCGTTAGACTCTCTAATTCCGTGAATAAGAGGTGAAACAACGCGATGTCCAACCATGATTTGTTTCGCGGTTTCTTCAGATAAGAACTGATATTGTTTGTCCGCATCCGAAAGAGGAAAATCTTTAATATCGGGAACGCGTGTTGGATCTTCGTTGAAAGTCATTAAGAACTTACCCGCGTTACTTGCACCGCTCAATCTTTCTTCCCATTCACGACGAATAGCTTCACGTTCTTCTTTCTGCGGAATACCGTTTAAGAAGTTAATGATGAAGGAAGGAAATAAACCATTCAAGATGTTGTTGACGTGATACATTCCCATTTGATGAGAAAGTTCAATGTAATTCAACGCTCCAAAATAGTCGGGCTTTGGGTAATATGAACTTCCTGCCATCATTCCGTGAGCGTAGATAACTTGACGCGGTTGTTCTTGCGCCTGTGAAGGATTAAACGCGGGAATAAATTCGGGTTTACCTTTCTTGCTTCGTGAATTTCTCCAGTCTTTCGAATACCAAACACCCGTAATTTCTTCTTCTTCTTTGTCGTAAGCAAGACGACAGTTCTCAAAAGGCAAATGGTTGATTTTAACAACGCGTGTGAAGTCCATTGACCATATCACCTCTGCAACAAACGCACCCTGCAATTTTAAGTCGAACGCGATACCTTGCAACGCGCTATCGAGAATCGTTCCCGTACCTTGTCCTTCAATCATGAACGCAATTGAGTTAGTCAACGCGTTGTGAATTGGTGAATTGTAGTAAAGGTTAATTAAGTATTGCGGGTATAAATTATCGTTTCCGTAGTCAATCCAACCGCTGCGATTTTCTTTCTCAATTGCTTCGGTAGGAATGTAACGACTTAATGCTATTTGCTGAATGTTGCTCATTATGCGCCTGTATATATTACGTCTACGGGAATCGTAGGCGTTGAAACGTCAAAGTAAATTGTTCCGTTTGATAGTATCATTGAACCACGTTCAACCAAACCAACAACGGACTCATCTGTTGGGTCTAAATTTGAACTGCTGTTTTGTCCGTACACGTCGTACTTGTATTTGCCAGCGTCAGTTAGACCAACTGTTGTTAAACGAATCTTTGTGACACGTTCGTTCTCTGTTATTACGGTAACGACTTGCGCGAGTTGTTCGCCTGTCATTTCGTAAGTAAGAATTAAAAGATAGTTAGTGAATGCTACGTTGAAGTATTGGCGACCTTCATCAAGTGAAAGCCACGCATATTGATTCGCCGTATTTGTATTCAAATAAACCATTCTATCTCTTTATTTGTTCGTTGAAATTACAGCACAGAGGGACGCGTTGCCCCTCTATGTGTAAAAGTTTTTTTTAGTCAAGGATTGACAAAGGAGTTCCACTCAACTTGTACGCTCTCTTTGGAGTTTCGTGTACAAATGCAAGTGTATATCCGTTCATATCACCCAAAGCTGTTCCTGTTCCTGCAGTAGAAGTAGAAAGGTCTGCTCCATACTCGTAACCAACAGCCCACCAATTATCGTTTGAATCGTTAACGAAAATCATTGGACGAGCCTGTGCAACTGTTTGCAATTCCAAACGCTTTGCGCTTGATAATTTTTGCAACATTACATTCACAGTCTGCGTATAGAATACTGTTCCGTTGTCGCGGTTGAAGTTTATTGTTTCTTCGAACGATCCTGTTTGCGTTGGTAGTTCGTAAGTAAACAAATCACCTGCAACTGGGCCTACGATAGCAGTAACGATTTCGTTTGCGTCTAAAGTCAACGAAGTAACCGTGTCGCAAAGAATGATTTTCTTAATACCACCGATTCCATCTTTGCAATCGAGGGTAAATCCTGTACTTAATTCACAAGGAGGGCACATAAGCGTGTAATTTTTTATTAGCACAAAAGAGGGGTGGTTTTTATGCCACCGCCTCTCTATGTGCAAGGGTTAGAATGGTTGAGATTATGCAGTGTATTGGTAGAACGCGATTTCGTCACCGAATCCGTACTGAACACCTGCGAAGAAACTTGCTGCGAAACGAACGTTGTCAGACAAATCTTTGTCGTACATATCCAAAACTGCTACGCTGTTCCATTGGTCAAGAAGGTTAGTACCGAACCAAAGGTTGCTCTTTTGGAACATAGCCATTGTATCGTCGCTCATACCAGGACACTCGATGATGTCATACTGACCCTGCCAAGTCATCTTAACAGTTTCACCTTGATAAAGGTAGCTTCCACCACCAAGACCAAGAATTGCAGTTCTGAACGCTTCAGCAACGTTTGAAGATACTGCGATAACAGGCTTTTCAGTAGCACGACGAACGCGTGTTGGTAAAGTCAAAACTAAACGAGCCATTTCTTCGATAACGTTTGCAGAAGTAATTGCTTCTGGAGTAGCAACGTCAAGAACAGCAGCGTCAGCTAAGAACAATGTTTCGAAACCTGCGTACTCACCTGCAGTAGCGTTAACACCTTGCCACATAACAACCTCGTTGTTTGCTGCAACACCTGCCATAACGTTAGCAATGATTGCGTCAGTTAATGAAGCGTGAAGGTTTCCGTCTTGTTCTTCTTTTGCAGACCAATCCGATAAAAACGTATTTTTGCACAATTGTCTGTGAACTTGGAATTTTTCCAAAGTCAAGATGCGCTCAGTTAAAGTAACTGTTCCTGTTGGAGTAAAATCACAAGTAGCGTTAGCGAAAGTGATGTTGTCAACTAATTTGCGAACAACTTGTTTGTACTCGATGTTCTCTTTGAAAGTAACCGCAGCCAAAGACTCGTTACTTAAGAAAGCCGCGCGGATATATCCTGCAGCCTCACGACCAGCGTATGTGGTAGTTAATGAAGTGGTAGTAGCCATTTTTTATTGTTTGTTTTTTTTTATTTGTTTAGATGAAATAAGAAGCGTTCTTCAGCCGACATTTTGTTGTATGGCTTTGAAGGTGCGCTTTGTTTGTTTTGTTTAACTTCTTTGATAGATTGAACCGCAGGTTGTGCGCTCAACTTTTCTACGTTTGAAGAAAGTTCTGCGTTTGCCTTTTT